GATCGCCCCGAGGCCAGAGTTCGCGCCATGCTCGAATCGCACTCGGCGCGCGCCCGGAGCCTGTACCGGGGCCACTCGCTCACCCCGAAAGGCCATGCTGGCTTCCTCACCGTAATGCCGCCACCAAGCCAAATCCATGGCGTACAAGACATCAGCCCACGGGGCCAGGCGGAACGTGGTGTTGGTGACGATTACCCCGCGGCCTTCTTCCTCTTGCCGCCACGCCCGGACGGCTTCGCAGTCGTCTGCGGTAAGACTTGGGCCGCTGGCGATGCAGACGACGGTGTGCCAGCGGCCCCCGAAGGGACTGGGCGATCCGCGTGTAGTCGCACCAGACCCCGCGCCGCCAACTGCGCAGCGGCTTGAGGCGACACCTCAAACACCTCGCCACGGCGACGTGGGCCTGAGTGCTCCATGGACTGAAGCGCGATCACCCGAGTCATACCAGCCCCCCCCGATCAGGCGCCGGACGAGGTGGGCTCGACACCGTCGAAGTCCCCCTTCACGAAAGCCTGGGGACGGTAGACGGTCAGGCCCACGCGCTCTTCGCAGCGGATCGTGAGCATGTTCTTGACGAAGTTGTCGCGGTCATGCTCGGAGATCGCCACGGTCACGTCTTCGCGATCCCAGCCTTGGACAGCCAAGCCACCGCCGAAGGCGCCGACGAGGAAATCGCCCGGGTCCATAGCTTGCGTGGGCACCACATTGCGGCCCCACAGGGCAGGCAAATTCTGGGCTCGCGGGTTGGCGAACAAATAGCCGTTTTCCTCGGTCTTGGTCAGCTCGATCGCGGCCCAGTCGATCGGGCTGATCACAATGCCGTCCGCCCAGTACTCCGCCAGCTCCACCTGCAGCAATGCCAAGCGCAGACGGTCGATTCGGGTCTCGGCCTGAACAACCACGCCCGGGTTGGCGTAGCTCGAGGCCTGCGTGAAGATCCCATTGATATTCAGGCCGACACCGGTGCCCTTGAGCAGTTGGAGTTCTTCCTTGAACTTCAGGCCATAACGCAGGCGTCCATCGATGTAGGACTGCAGCATAGGAACATCCGCAAGCACCTGTTTGGATGCATGCACCCAATGCGCGATGGTGACAATAGGAGCTTGGTCACCCTCGAACGTGATCTGGGACTCCGGCTTCCCGTCGCTCGGGTTTTCGGACACCGGCGCGGCGTTGTTCGTATACAGCAGCTCGCGGGCATACTCCACGCTGTTGCTGGTCGTCGTGCCCCACGTGATCAGATCGCGGATGGTCAGACGCCGCAGCCCAGGCGCAATGATGCCTGGCACACGGTCCGGCACGATCAGGTCGCCGGCAGATGCGGCATCAGAGGTGACCGCAGCCTTCAAAGAGATTCGGAAGTCCCCACGCGGATTCGCTGCGTAGGCCTGGAAATCCTCGCTGTCCGTGACCATGGAGCCTAGGGATTGCGGCCGGCCCACAGCATGTTCGCCATCCTGGACCTTAATCAACTGCTGTTCGGCGGTTGCCAGACGCGCCTGAAGCTCACCTTGCTTGGTCAGCAGCTCATCGACGGCGGCGCGCGTTTCAGCGGTCAGCCGTCCGAGGTTCTTGGTTTCCTCCATGGCCTTCTCTGCCATGGGCTTGATTTCGTTGGCGATGTGGTTGATGCCCGCAGTCAGCTGCTCGATTTGTTGCTCGATCGGTTGAGGCATGATGCCCTCCTTAGATGTTGTTGACGAGGCTAATTGCGACGGAAAGGCCATTGGCAACCGAATCACTCAGGCTGCGCACGGTGACATCCTGCTCACCGCTGCCAGCCGAATCGCTCAGGCTGGACTTGAAATCGGAGATGAGGCGTTGCGCCTCGCTGCGCGGGAGCCCCGCTGCGCGCAAGGCCGACTCAAGGCGCCGGATGACGTTGGCCGAAGCTTTCGCGTCGCCGCTGCTCACTTGGTCGGACGGCAATAGCTCGTCGGCGAAACCTTGCTCAATGGCTTGGCTCCCGCCGATCCACGTCTCGCCGTCCATCTGACGCTGCACCGTAGCGACATCCCGCCCTGTCCGTGCGGCATAGATGTCCGCCATGGCCGCGTCGAACGGTTCCATGGTGTCGGCGAACTCGCGCAGGTCGTGACGGTTCCCCTGGGCGACTACCCAGCAGTTATGGATCATCAGGAAGCCAGCGCGGGCAATCTGCACCGTGTCGCCCGCCATGGCGATGATCGACGCAGCGCTTGCAGCGAGCCCGAGGATCTTTACGGTGACGGTTCCCTCGTGCTCCCGCAGCAGGTTGTAGATCGCCATGCCTTCGAACAGATCACCGCCAGGCGAATTGATATTCACCGTCACGGGACCCGGGCCAATGCTGCGCAGCGCTGCAGCAATCCGCTTCGCGGTGACGCCCTCGCCGGTCCAGTAGTCGTACCCGATGACGTCGTAGATGCTGATGCTGCGGTCGCTTTCGCCCTGGGCCCGCACCCCGGGATCCCAGCTGGCAAGAGCTCGCGGCGACAGCTGAAAGTTGACGCCCGCGCAGGGCCGAGCCGCCGGAGCGCTCGGCAGATCCTTATTCAGTGACATGAGATTTACCCCTGTTGGGAGGTGGTAGCGCCCAGTTGATCGATGGGCACCAACGCCGTCTGGACGGTCAACACATCGGCATTGCCACCCATCGGCGGCAAGTTTTCGAGTCGACGCACTTCGTCGCGCGTCATGATCCCGTTGTTGACCATCATCGATTCGTACTGCGCCCGCGCCGCGCTATCCGCGCGAAGCAACCCCTCGACAGCGAACTCGGCGTAGTACTTGGTCTGATCAACCGGGCTCAGCAAGTCCTTCGCAATCGCCTGCTCGATGCGAGTGAGCCACGGACGCAGCGTGAACGTCAGAAACCCGATCATCTGCTGCTCGATCCCCGTCCCCCAAGAGGTGGAGTTGGTGGTGTGCCCTACCATGTGCGGGGGGACACGGAACCATCTGCAGATCTCCTCTACCGAGAACTGCCTCGACTCGATCAGCTGCGCGTCTTTCGGCGGAATGCCGATGACCTTCGCATCCATCCCTGCTTCCATGGTGATGGTCTTGCCGGCGTGAAGAGCTCCACTGAACCGCTCGACAGACTTGCGGAAGTCGTCGCGCTGCTCCGGCTTCAAGACCCGATCCACCTTGAACGCCACGGTCGGTGCAAGGCCTTTCTCGAATGTGCTGTTGGCGGCTGCGGTGGCTGCCAAGGCAGAACCGAAGACGGACGCGCCGTACTCAATGGCACTCACGCCCCAATCCCCGTCGAGCGTGAATCCTGGGATGCGAAAGATTCTCTGCTCCGGGATCTCCCGCTGTTTCCCGGCTAGATCCGTGTACCGGTAGTGCCTGCGTCCACTGGCATCGCGGGACACATAGAGACGATGTGGAACCAGGAACTCCAACGACACCAAGCGGTTGCCCAGGTACTTCTTTTCGGCGAACCCATTGCCGCGAAGCAGCATGGAGGCGATCATCGCCTCCCAGAACACTGCCGCAGTCGAATCGGCATTCGGTCGAGCGTGGATGAGGTTGTAGAGCGAATGCCCCGTCGCGCTGACCCGCCCATTGCTCGTACGTTGGTACAGCCCCAGCGGCAGCGTGGAAATTGTTTCAGAGATGAGCCTCGCGCATGCCCAAACCGTCGACAATCGAAGCACCGACTGCTCGTTGACCTGCTGGCCTGCGGCCCGAACACCAAACTGCGCCCAAAACTCGGCGGTCGTCAGATCGGCAGGCACCCCAAGCCAGTTCAACAGCGCGGCCTTGATGCGGCCGGGCTTTGCCTTGGATTTCATATGATGATGGGATCCCTGATAAAGTCTGCGAAGTCGCCTTCGTCATCGGCCGCCTCGGAGGGCATCACGCCCACCGCCATCGCCAAAGCAATGGCCGCATCGATGCGCCCCGTCGCCTTCTTCTTGTTTAGCTTTCGGTTGCCTGCCGCATCTGTCTCCACCCGTGCATTCGCCATGCACATGGTTAACACCGGGTTATTGCCGTGCGCCATCTGTTCGTTCAGCAGGATGCTTTCCAGCGTGTCTAAGGCCGGAGCCATACTCTGAAACCCTTGACCGAACGGCTTGAGCGGCAACGAAATGCCGCGTTTCTCAAACTCTACTTTCAGCAGATCCATTCGCCAGCGGTCGAACGCAACACACGCAACGTGGCAATCTTCCAGCGCCTCAGCAATCTCCACAGCCAGCATGCCGTAGTCGATAGATGCACCAGGCAGCGGGCGGATGAACCCATCCTTCGCCCACACGTCATACGGTGCGCGGTCGTTCTTGGCTCGATCCCTCAGACCTTTCTCTGGCGTCCAGACTATGCAACGCACATGCCACCGCTCGCGCCACGCAACCATGACCATCGCGGTCAAGTCGTTTCGGGCAGACAGATCCAACCCAACGTAGACCGGCTCCTCACGGAACACGTCTAGATCTGGCTCTACGCCATTTGCCTGCCAGACACCGCGCGAGATGAATGGCGAGACAAGCTCCACCCGCTGGTTCAGTGCGAGATTCCGGAAAGTCGGCTCAAAGCTCGGCATCCGAGCCGCCCTCTCCGCCTGTTCGCGCATGTCCTTCATCGATCGGAACTTGCCCAGGGCGGGATTCGCAGCCTTCCACGCTTTTTCGTCCAGCAAGTCGCAGTCCAGCGGCGCGGTGTACACATGGCACACGATGCGTGGATCCTTGCTTTGAAGTGCGTCGTCGATCCAGATCGAGAACAAATCGTTGTCGTTCGGAGCCTGCGTGCTGATGGCAAACAGCATCGCATCCTCGTACGCGCCCTGCGCGGTAATAATCGCGTCGACGAAGTCTGACTGGGGGCCACGGATCTGGCCAACCTCGTCCAAAATCGCCAACACAGGAGACTTACCGTGCGCTGTCTTGCCCTCCGCGCTGATGGCCTGGTACTCGACGTTCCTCGCCAGCCCGATGATCTTCTTGCCAGACGGCACGATCCGTGTCACCCGAGATAGCTCGGGCGAGAGCTGGATGATCTTGGATGCGTAGTTGTAGACTTCGGCGGCCTGCTCCTTGGACAGCGCACCAGATACGATCCGCGTATTCAGTCGCGCCTCTGGGCCACAGATATGGGCCAACAGCAGGCAGGCAATCGTGCCTGTCTTTCCGTTCTTCCGCGCAATGCTGAGGAAAGCCCGTCTCGTGCCGACCGGATTGTCGTATATGTCTAGGATGTATCGCTTTTGCCAGTCTTCCAGCTTAAGCGGCCGGCCGATCAGATCTCCCTCCGGCACTCTGATGTACTTCTCGACGAACGCAATTACGCGCTCGCCGCGTGTCATTCTCTTCTTCACTTCGCCAGCAGATCGTCATCCGCCAGTTCCTCGCGGGCCCTCTCTGCCTGCCTTTGCAACTGGCGGGCCTTCTCCAGGTCGCGCCGGTCACCGATCACCGAACCTCCGATGCGGAGCGTGCGCATCAGTGCCATTTCGCGCCTGGCCAACTGCTCCAGCACGGCATGGCGTGGGTTCATGACCGGCGAACCCCGGCCGTTTTCGATGACGCTGCCCTCGGCTTCCAACAGAGAGGCTTCACGCTCGATATCATGCTGACACCGCGCGAGCTGAGCGGCGACCACTAGATCGGCGTCGGTCCATTCCTCCCGCGCGCGCGCGCGCACGATACCCTCCCAGAAAGGGAGATCCTCAGGTCGCAGCCGAACGTGCTCCGGCACGCCAGGCAGCGGCAGCGCGGCATTGACCATGGCCGAGATTGCTGCCGTCACCGAATCTGAACGCTTTTTT